CCGTGGCTCCCAGTGCCTTGCGGCACAAGGGACAGGAGGGATTCTCATTACTCCACTTGCTGAGGCATGCGAGGTGGAAGGAGTGTTTGCAGGAAAGGGTGCAGTGTCCGGTGGAGTCGTCGACCTTCTCGTAGCAGATGGGGCAGTCGTCCATGGTAAAAGGTTTTTGTTGTATACTCGGCGACTTCCGTTTTCAGTCGTAGAGGTCGTCGTACTTGGACGGCGGAATGCGAATGCGAAGACCGTGAGCCGTGTTGGGTGCGACAATCGCATCAGGAGGCGGAGATGCGCAGGCGTGGAAGTAGTGAAGCTGGTCAAGGTCTCCAATCTCCTTCAGTCGGTTCTTGACCCACATGCGGGCAATGGGCAGGACCGAGTGTGGGCTGAAGCACCTGCTCAAGCACACGCCTCCCGACTCTGCGAACAAGATTGCCAGATGTTCGTGGTTCTTGTCGTCGAAGGTAGCCCGTACAAACTCGGGAATGAAGATCATTGCGCGCCGCATTGCGCGCTTGGTGTTGATGAGCGGACCGAAGACCACGCCATCTGCAATGGAGAGGGGACGCTTGATGGTGTCGTAGACGTAGGCGCGGCACATGCCGCAGTCAAGGCAGTTGGGGAGCTCCATGGTAAAAAGTGTTTTTTGTATACCCGTCCGCTTCCGTTTTCGCCGCTCAGAAGCCGCGGCGGTTCTGGAGGTCCAGCTTGCGGAGGTCGTCGGCGTCGTAGCCTGCCCACATCTCGGCTTCGGCGTCGGCGAGCTCCTTCTCTCGGAACGTAAGAAGGCGCTCCCAATGCTCCGTCTGCGCAAAGGTCATGCGGGTCGTCAGCTTCTCCTTGATGTACGCGATGGCTGCACGCGAGTCCTCGAGCGACCTGGTGGGTGTCGGGCACGCGCAGTCCTCGGCATACTCGCCGTTCTCGCTCCTGTCGCACTCGTCGCAGATGGATATGGGCGACATAGGCAGGGGCTCGTAGTGCTCCTCGCACCTGAGAATCAGGTGGCCTTCATCGACGTCGGGCGGCCCGCTGTAGTAGAGCGCCCGTGTGGTGCAGCCCTCAACCCCGCAGGGGTGGGTGAACAGCTCCGCGACCGTAGACGCCACGGAGTTGCGGCGACCCGTGCAGGGGTGCTGTGCCGACAGGACGCAGCGAGGGCATCGCGTCGGGTCCAGGGCGAGACCGACGGAATACTCCTTGCCGCAGTCCACGCAGCCAGGCGGCACCTCGGGACACCAGCCGTCGGCAGGAGCGCGGCGCACACGCGCCATATGGCAGGTGTGGCAGCAGTTGTCGGGGAACACTTGGGACCACGCGCCGCAGTCCTCGCAGTGTGTGACGGGTGGCTCGGCACAGTCTACGCACTTGCCGAGATACATGGGAACCTTGTTGGAGCAGTCGGTCTCGTTGCAGAAGAAGATGTGCTGGTTCATGGTGTTGTAGGTTGCAGTGTAGAAGCCGCGGGTGTTGGAGTGCTCGTGGTTGAAGAGGATGAATGACATTGTAGAAGGGGGGCTCTTACCGATTTCGTGGTATCACCGAATCCGTTTTTAGAATTCGATGGTGAGCCAAGATCTCGGACTTGATGTACCGGGTATCACCTCCCGAGATAAAGAGGTTCATATACTGGTCAATCAAGATACTAAGTGACCGCCTAAGATTGCGACAGCGCAGCTCATACGGACTCGGCATCCGAAACCGCATCAACCGCTGACGCGCCGAGCCATAGGTTGTATGACCGCGCACAAGAAGTTCAGTCGACAGCTGCTGATCCTCCATTTACCTCCGAACTTCGTTTTTATTCGCATCTGTTTACAATGAGCACACCCGGAGTCAACCCTTCCTTAGCCGATTCCCGCCCCCCCACGCCCGAGCCGGCGCCTCTTCTGTGGGGATGGCTGATGATGATTGTCGCGTCGCTTGGAGGTTTCATCGGACTCCTCCTCCACGCCGCCGCCGCGAAGCTCTCGTACGACAAGTATCAGTCCCCCTTCTGGGCGGTCATTGACTTCATCTTCGGTACCGTCTACATCCCCTACTACGCGTTTGTCCTGAACACGCCTACATCCGTACCGGCTATGGGTGGACGTCGTGGTCGCCGGTGATTCGCGAAAAGGTGTACTTCATTTTACTGCCCAAGTCGTGTACAAAGAGGAAGAGCGTGTAGGCAAAGACGAGTCGACCGCCGTAGACCTCAATAAAGTGTTCAAGCCGCCGGTCAACGGGTAATACAGGAACCATGAAGTGAATCCAGTACGTTGTCCAGAACGCGAGGACAACAATAATCGACACCTCCGTCGCAATGTCAATGCATTGCAGCGTAGTTGTCATCTTCCTCCACGTATCGTCGTAGCGAAACGAGATCGCGCGAACGATCGTAGCCACAATCGCTGCCATGATGCCGTACAGTAGCGAGACATAGGCTAAGTTCAGTGTCACATTGAGTACGTGACCTTCTACGCTAGGCATGTGTCCTACGCCAGTGTTCTTCATTACATTTTCACGCAAGAGAAGAGTAGATTCAATGCAGGCTCTCCGTACGTGGGGGAAGCATCTCATCATCGACGCTGCGAATGCTGCACCCCATACGATTCGCAATCCCGCAATCATCCACGATTTCAATGCAGCACTCGTGCGGCGTATTGACATGGTCGCCTACGGACCTGCGCAGATCGTGCGGTTTGGTTCGGGCAACAAGCAGGGGTACACGCTTGTTCAGCTGATTGAGACATCGAACATCTGCGCTCACTTTGTGGAAGAGAACAACTCCATGTATCTGGACGTGTTCTCCTGCAAGGATTTCGAGCCGAATGTGGTGAAGGAGACGGTCGAGGAGTTCTTTGAGGTAAGTAAGATGAAGATGAAGGTGTTGACGCGTCAGGCTCCGGTTGTGCCGCCGACGCCTCAGTGTCTCTGCCTCAATTAGGGAGCCAAGAATTGGGAACAGCGTCCGTCGCGAGCGCGTGTCGTACCGGGACAATTCGCAATCCGTGCCGGCGCAGCCTCGGTGAAGGTAGGAATTCCAGGATACATGTCTTTTCCGTCCGTGAACTTCTCCCACGTGGTCGAAAGAGACGCGACGGTTCCTGCGAACTCATTCGGCTGATGATAGGTGACTGACCCTTGAAGGAGAGCATACCCGATGACGAGAAGAAGTCCAACCCAGATCCACGTCTTCATTTGTCTTACATGAAGTTCTTTTTCACCCACTTGCGATCAGCCTTCATCTTCCGAGACGATTTGGGCGCAGTACGCTTCGTTAACGTGGCGACTGCATTCAACTTACGGAACGTGGACAGTGCGCCGACTTTGTGAACCACCGCACGCAAAACCTTGTGACGCGTCGGTGTTTTCATGGTCGTCTTGTAGCCCATGAGGGTTCCCTTCTTTAATGGACCAATGAGGTTGCGACGGGTCTTCATGTATAGTACGCCGGAAAACTTACGAGGTCGGACCGGGGGGCGGAGGGGGTGCTGGCTGTGACGGGATCTTTGGAGCGGGCGTGACGGGTTTCGGCTTGACGAAGGCTTTGATGAATCCGAACATTTGTTACTCCGTGGGATTCTTTGCGCACGCTTTACAACTCGCACGCGGCGTAAGGTTCGGATGGATGACGAAGAGATAGACAACGAGGAGGAGAAGAATCCACACCCACATTTGTTACTTGCCTAGAATACCGTTTGCGCACTCCGTACATGCGAATCCATCCGTGTAGGCTCGCGCAAGATGAGCGTACCTTCGGTCATAGGACCCACACTGGACACAGCACTCGGTAGGGGCGGCTGGGGTTTCGCTCACGAGTTCTCCATCTCGCTCGACCCGGCGAAAGAGCTGAGTACCTACGCGCACAACCGAACATTGAACACGAGGTCCTGAGCGAACCAGGCGGACAAGCTTGTCGGTATTGGAATTCATGTATGTCTCCGCAGCGATCCAGTTGTTCTCGGGAACCGAGCTGGAAAAGTACACGCAGGTGATATGTGTGCCCCAGTAACACTCTGTACAAAAAGCGGGCGAACAACCCTTACATAGCGCGATCCTATGTTCCTCATGCGTCGTTACGGACTCGTTGTTACAGGATGGACAGACTGACATGGTTTTATAACTTAAATTCGTTTTAAGTAGTAAAGATGCCTACGCTGCGTCAAAAGGTCGACTCCTTCTGCGAGTCTGTGTCTGGCGAGACAGACAAGTTCCGTAATCAGGTTGGGATGCTGAAGCAGGAGCTGAAAAAGGTGAAGGCGGCTCACAAACACCAACTGCATCTCGCCAAAGCCGCCGCCAAAGCCGCCGGCAAGACCGTTAAGGCAAAGCCGACACCGAAAGCCAAGACCTTGAAGGCTCCGAAGGCTCCGAAGAAGGCGAAGGTCAAGCAGGAGGTGACAATGAAGCCGCTTCCCGCTCAGGCTGAGCCGATGATGCCCGCGCCGGTGCCCGCGCCCACGCTCGCACCGGCTGCTCCTCAGGCGGGTGGGCGTCAGCGTCGGTAGAACTTAGAGGAAACTCCCGCGAACAAGTATAAATGGAAACAACTACAGCTGACGTCCCTCCCGTTGTACCTGTGGAGCCGCCCGCTGCGCCCGCCGGAGTCTTTGATGCCATCGATTGGAAGAACCCGGTGCCGGGTGTGATGAAGCTAGCCTCTCACCTTGAATCGCTGCACATGTTCACGGCGACGGAGCGCCTCACACTGTTACAGGGCACTCTCCTCCACGTGATTGGACAGTCCAAGCTGTCCGATTCCGAGAAGGAGGCGGCGGTCGTCTTTGTCAATACCATGCTCCCCCATGTCGTCGAGACGGCAGTGACTACGCTCCGGGCTAGCGCGCAGGTTCATGCGGCTGAGAAGAAGGCGGAGGAAGTCCTTGCAGCTGTTGTCGCCAAGCAGCCGACAATCGTTGTCAAGAATGTCGAAGCTGTACTCGCAGATGCTGCAAAGTTAACGTGGCGGTGCTGGTAGGTTTCGGAAAACGGATTCCATTGGATCACCCAGACTCAAAGTGGGCAAAATGGCATCCATCATTCGTGACTCTCTCGACAAGTACCGGGTCGGCTACACACACAACATCTACTCCATGCTGCTCTGCGAGTTCAACCGACTCGATGTCCAGGCGTGGCAGTTCAACCGTCCTCCGACCATGAATCGCGTTCCCGAGATTCATGAGTGGATGAAGACGTCCGGGCGCATGGACGGCGTTATCAGCCTCGCCTACATTCAGGGCGAAGGGCTTCGTTGCTATGAGGGCAACCACCGCCGCCTCGCTCTTGCCGGTCTCAACCCGGACAGTATGGCGGTTATCTTCGAGGTAATGTGGGATGCGACAAACGACAAGGTGAAGGACGAGTTCAACCGCCTCAACAAGTCCATCGCGGTTCCGCAGATGTACGTGGTTGAGACCAGCCGGGAGGTGCGCGGAAAGATTGAGGAGATTGTGAAGGCGTTCGAGACGATGTGGGAGGACCACGTGTCCAAGAGCAAGAAGGCAAACCGTCCCAACTTCACCCGCGATGGGTTCAAGGATGAAATCTTCCACGCCTACACGGAGTTGGAGGTCCCGATTGCCGAGTTGATCGAGCGCATCCAGCGAGTGAACCAGAAGTACGCAGCCAAGTCGGACGCGGAGAAGGCGAAGCTCAGTCAGGCGATCCGCGAGAAGTGCACCAAGACCGGACTCTGGCTCTTCGCTTGGTCGTCGTCTCTCTCGCTCAATGACCTTCAATGAAGCGGCGTAGTCATTCAATGGGAATTCCCTTCTACGTAGCGTCACTCCTACGCAAACACAAGCACATACAGCGGCGATATGAGACGTTCGAAGCCGATGTACTCTGTATGGACTTCAATTGTTTTTTACATGCGTCCATTCAGGATGAGGATCCGATTGGCAGTGTGATTGCTGAGCTACGATCCTATCTGGCTCGCATGCGAGTGAAGAAGGTGTACATCGCATTCGATGGACTGGTGCCGTATGCGAAGATTGTTCAGCAGCGGTATCGTCGGTTTCGTAGTTCAGAGACGGTTTCGAAGTTCGACCGTCACCAATTGTCGCCCGAGACACCGTATATGCGGAAGCTGGTGAAGGAACTGCGACAGGCTTTCCCGGACGCGGTGATATCAGGAACAGATGAGGATGGCGAAGGGGAACATAAGATTTTTCGATGGCTGCGAAGTCTTGACGCATCACAGCGAACCACTATTGCACTATACGGCTTGGACGCTGATCTCGTGCTCATCGCTCTGGCACAGCGCGCTCTCGGCAACATATTCCTTCTTCGCGACGAGGATGCCTTTTCCGTATCCGCCCTGGCGGGTGTTCTCCCCCTTGGCGTGGATGAGTACGTGAGGATGTGTATTCGCTATTTTGGAAACGACTTTATGCCTGCGATTGCGATGTTCTCACTTCGCGAAGGTGGTCACGAACGTGCACTCAGGACAACTCCCGAACACGCCATCAAAATGGAGACTCGGGTTCTGATTGAGCGAAGGAAACCGCAGGACGCGCACATTGTAGCGGCTGACGGGCATTGTCTGGAATCGCGTGTCGGAATTCTCATGGACGGTGTGATTGATTGGGAACCTGTTTGCAGAGCCTACTGGAAGACGTACGCATGGACAGTCGAGTACTTTACGACGTCCTGTGTTCCGGACTGGTGTTGGGTCTATCCGTACGCCGAAGCCCCACTTCTTCAAACGTTGGCTGACTTCGATCAACCTACGTCCTTCACGTGGGAACATCCGATACCTCCCTTTCATGTTGGGCAACAATTACAATTCATTCTACCGTCTGGGTCGTTGCGGACAGCCCGGCGACGTGTCAAGTTTGTCGATGAACTCTACGATGAAGGGAAGGATGTGCGACATCCCTGGATGAAACGGTACACCTGGGAGTCTGACCCGCTGATTTCGCTTCCGTGGAACCCGGCGTTTCCGCTTACCTCCGTGTCCGAAATCCGGTTGCAGTCATCACCAGACGCGGTCCAGACTGTACGATGATAGGAGGGCGCGGTACAGCCTGGGGATCGGCTTGGAACAACACTGTGTCCTCGGGAATTCCTACTTCAAACTCGTTACTACGAGGTGTCATGTACTCGATCTCGATTTTCTTAATCTCATGTATCTTCTTCATGGCACTCAACCCACTCGCGTCTTGGAATGACCTCCAATGGCGAATGATGTGATTCGTGTACGTGATTCGGAATGAACGCGCATTGTTGAACTTGACGTTCTCGCGAAGACGATCAAGACACGCTTGTACGCTGGTGTAGACAGGCTTACCAATGCGGCGATTCACTGAATTGTGTGCTCGGAACGTGAAGAGCAGGAAGTCTCGCCGCGAGTAGAGCATATTCGGGTACTGTAACCGGTATAATGCCAGCAACTCGGAAAAATGCCCCTGACAGCTCGGACATGTAATGGTATCGCGAAACAGGTCAAGCCATCGAACCATCAACAAACGCTCGGGTTCCGTAGGAGCGTCTGGGTACAATGAAGCAACAGAGTGAAGTGTCATCCATCCAAGTGGACCCCACACAGACGTCATTACAGACTTACAGTGAAATCATTCCAGCGTCCGCTCCGCTTTCAAGGATTAACTTCGCCAGGGGTGCAGGCGCCGCGTCGGATACATTGATTTTCGACTTGCTGAGGAGCTTCCGTACCTGTTGGTCGGGCATGTTACGCAGCGTGTGCTTCAGTTTCTTCTTGCGGTCTTTTTCACCATGGGGAGTCAGAATGTGGAGCATGCCCGGCTTGAAGGGTGGACTCTTCGCGGGGTCACGGACCCCTTTGATGACGCGCGCCGTCTTTCGAAGTGAACTCTTGGGAAACGTCTTGTTCGTTTTTCTCGTACTGTCCACCTTGCTGATTTGAATGGCTGGCATTCCTTACTCAAAACGGATAAACCTTATTTACAGCATGACCGAGGCATTCTAATACTATGGAGTGGGACGCAGTTAACGCGTACTTCGCAAATGGTGTCCGTCGTCTCGTCGATCATCAGGTGGATTCCTTCGAGGACTTCGTGCGTGTCAAGCTCCCTCTCATCGTCCAGTCAACTGCCCCCATCACTGTCTGGCACGAACAGGACGAAGTCACCAAGAAGTACAAGTACGAGTTCCGGCTATCGTTCGAGGACGTCACCTACACCAAGCCGCGTCTACAAGAGGCTACTGGGCGTGTGAAGCCAATGCTGCCGATGGAAGCCCGTGTCCGCAACTTCACCTACGCTGCCCAGATGCACGCAAATGTCCGCTTCGTTGCGCGTACGTACAAGGGGGCTAAGCTCGATACGTTCGACGAGGAGTCGCGCGTCTTTGAGGGCATCTCACTCGGCAAGCTTCCGGTGATGCTGGGTTCGAGTCTCTGTCTCCTCAAGGAGTATCCGGCTTCGCTGTCCGAAGTCGGCGAGTGCTCCCATGACCCTCTCGGCTACTTTGTCGTCCACGGCTCGGAGCGCACAATCCTGTGCCAGGAGAAGGTGGCGGACAACCGCATCATGATCTTTCAGAACAAGAAGTCAGCCTCCAAGTACCTATTCTCGGTCGAGATCAAGAGTCTACACGAGTCATTCACAACTCCGCCTAAGAAGCTGGAAATTCGGCTATCGTCCAAGTTCAACGGCTTCGGGTACCCGATGTTGGCGTGTATGCCGCGATTCCGCGAAGACATTCCCGTTATGGTGTACTTCCGCGCAATCGGGATTGTCAATGACCGCACCGTTGCTCGCATCATCTGGGGCGATGAGACGGACTCACACGTTGAGCTACTGGGCGCGTCGTTCCGCGATGTCGCAGAGTTGGGCATCTACACTCAGGACGACGCAGTTCGTTACCTGACGAACCACCTTCAATACGGGACGAATCAGGAGGACAAGTGCGCATACGTTCGCCACCTCCTGTCGACCGAGTTCTTGCCTCACGTTCGTCTCTCAGGCGAGACGGTACCGACTGACACGCTCAACGCTCGCCGGGCTCTGCTCATGGCATCGATGATTCGTCGTCTCCTACTGACGTACTGTACTCGCATTCCCCTTGACGACCGTGATGCCTACCCGAACAAGCGCGTGGTGACCACAGGTGCCTTGCTCACACACCTGTTCCGCCAGCTGTTTCAGAAGGTGTGCAACGATACGCGTAACGAGTTTGTTCAGGAGGTGAACAATGACAGCTGGAAGAAGGGTGAGCCACGTCCACTCGACATCCTGAACATCAACAATCTGTACAAGATCTTGAAGCTGTCCAGCATCGAGGGCAAGATGAAGCAGGCTCTGGCTACGGGTAACTTCACGGTTCAGGGTCTGGGCTCGTCTCCATCCGCGTCGCTCTCCAATGCGACCAAGGTGGGTGTCTCGCAAGTTCTAGCCCGCATGTCCTATGCCGCGACACTCAGTCACCTTCGTCGTATCCAGACTCCGGTGGAGAAGTCGGGCAAGCTACTGGCTCCTCGCAAGCTCCACGGCACCTCGTGGGGATTCATGTGCCCAGTGGAGACTCCAGAAGGTCATTCGGTTGGTATCGTGAAGACGATGTCGCTTCTGACCTCAATCTCGCAGCACGTTCCATCCTCCACGGTGACCCACTTCATGGAGAGCCTGGATGTGACCTGGATCACATCCGCTCGCGTGTACGATGGCACATCCATTACGATCAACGGTGTTCTCCTCGCGTACACCGCAAATCCACTGGATGTTGTACGGGCAATGCGCGCAGCTAAGCATTCCGGACGTCTTCATCCGCACACGTCGATTGCCTGGTACACGCTGCTGAACTCAATTCTCATCGAGACAGACGGCGGGCGTGTGGTTCGTCCCGTGTTCCGCGTCGGAGCTGAGCCGCCGGTGGGTGAGGACCGGAAGGACTGGAATATCTGGGTCCGCTCCTGCGTCGAGTACATTGACGCAGCCGAGACGGAGACACTTCGCATCGCGCTGACCAGGGACGATGTGACCTCGCACTCTCACTTCGAGATTCATCCATCGATGCTCGTGGGTCACATGGCGGGGACGATCCCGCTGTCCGACCACAATCAGTCACCTCGAAACACCTATCAGTCGGCTATGGGCAAGCAGTCGATGTGTATTTACGCGACCAACTTCGCAAAGAGGCTGGACAAGAACGCATATGTCCTGTGCTCCATCACGCGCCCGATCGTAGAGACCCGGTCAATGAACATCCTGCGAATGCAGGAGATGCCCTTCGGGATGAATGCGGTGGTGGCTATCGCCTGCTACGGCGGGTACAACCAGGAGGATTCCATCATCATGAATCGCTCTGCGGTGAATCGCGGTCTGTTCCGTGGACTGTACTACACGATGTACAAGGACGAGGAGCATCGCAACGTGACCTCGGGACGTGAGGAGAAGTTCATGCGCCCACAGAAACACTCGACGCGAAAGTTCAAGAACACCAGTTACTCTGCGATCAATGAGAACGGGATCCCGATTCTCCACTCGATGATTGATGAGAACGACGTGGTGATTGGTAAGGTTGTGAATCTCCGCCACGACACGGCAGGATATGCGTTCCGAGATGCGTCGACTACGCACAAGAATGCAGAGCCGGGGCGCATTGACGGTGTCTGGCAGGACAAGAACTCGGATGGGTATCCGTTCGTCAAGGTGCGTGTCGTCTCGGAGCGTGTTCCCCAGATTGGCGACAAGTTCAGTTCTCGTCACGGTCAGAAGGGAACGGTTGGAATGCTGCTGAATGAGGAGGATATGCCCTTCACAGGCGCAGGTCTTCGTCCGGACCTGATTATGAATCCACACGCTGTGCCATCGCGTATGACGATTGCGCAGCTGATGGAGTGTATCTTCGGCAAGGTATGTGTTCGCAAGGGCACTCTTGGCGACGGAACACCGTACTCGCACTTGAAGGTCGCGGAGTTGCGCGAGCAGATGTTGGAGCTGGGCATGCATCCGTACGGCAACGAGATTCTGTACAATGGTCAGACCGGCGAGATGATCGAGGCAGAGATCTTCATGGGTCCTACCTTCTATCAGCGCTTGAAGCACATGGTCATCGACAAGTCGCACTCCCGTGCGCGCGGTCCGATTGTGTCTCTGACTCGTCAGCCATGCGAGGGACGGTCTCGTGATGGCGGTCTTCGCGTGGGTGAGATGGAGCGCGACTGCATGATCTCGCACGGTGCTGCGGCGTTCACAAAGGAGCGCCTGATGGATGTATCGGACCCGTTCATGACGGGAATCTGTAAGACCTGCGGAACGCTCGCCGTGGTCAATCCACAGGAGGGATTGTACTCGTGCGGTTCCTGTGGCAACAAGACGGACTTCGTTCAGAAGACGATTCCCTATGCCATGAAGTTGTGGATGCAGGAGCTGGAAGCCATGCACATTGTTCCGCACATGGTCATGGAGTGACCTCGTAGTCGTCTTCGACGTATGCGTGGTTCCCGCAGAGGGCGTTCCAGCGCGTGATGATAAATGAAAGAATCGCAATCACCACAACCGAAACAGAGACACTGGTAGCGAGGATCGTATCCGTATCCATTGCTCTTTTTTTGGCGAGTGCGTATAAATGGCGAAACTGACCTTCAAGAAGTGGGCAGCTCAGGAAGCGCGTGAAGGACGGGCGACGTCGTTCAAGAAGTGGGTTCGCCACGAGATGCGTGAGAAGACTCATCGCGGAAACCCGTCCTTCGCGAAGTGGGCAAAGCAGGAGATGCGCGAGAAGTCGCATACACGTCGCCGCCGTCGTCATCATAAGTAAATGTCTCTCGAAGTGGTGCTTGGTCCTATGTTCGCGGGAAAGACGTCCTATGCCCTCAGCCTTGCGCGCAAGTATACAGCTCTGGGGTTGAAGGTATTTGTCATCAAGCCTGCTGTGGATACTCGGTACCGCAACCTGAATGAGATCACGACCCACGACGGAGACTCGCTGCCATGTTATACGACGGATTCGCTGGATACCATCTCCCCTGATTTCCTCAGTCCCTTTTCTGCCATCATTGTAGACGAGGCACAGTTTTTCAAGCACCTGGTTCCGTTCGCAGAGATGACGGTTGACACGCTTCACAAGACTGTATGTTTTACAGGCTTGTCAGGCGATTCGGATCGTCGTCCGTTTGGAGAAATTCTGAACCTGATTCCGCTCGCCGATACGGTAACGTACCTGTCGAGCATGTGTGTCTGCGGACGGGCTGCGCACTTTACGAAGCGTACGCAAACAGGACAAGGGCAGGTTGCGATTGGAGGCGCTGAGATGTACACACCTCAATGCCGCATGTGCTACGTTTACAGGTAGAAACGTTCACGCGGAACGGTTTCAAAGAGATCCGGCTTCCCGGTATTGAATGCCGCAATCGACTGCTCATCCGGTCCCTCGACGGCAATGGGCCACATGAGGGTATCGCGCCGACATCCCAATATCGGATCAAACATGACCCAATCCGTTACGAAGTGAGAGTCGTACGGACCCGATACATCATCCACTTCAAAGATCTTACAGAATTTCGCAGCCCACTCACGCGTAATCATGTAACACTGTGCTCCCCATGGATTGGACAGCCCCACATTGCGAATGAGGATATGTCCGTTCGTATGATAGTGTTCGCCACGTGGAAGATTGATGTACCCAAGCGACAGGATATCCGTATTCCCCTCCATCATATGCGGAATCAATGCGTCCACAACCTCGTTGAATGCTTTGTGAAACCTCACATCGTCTTCAATGATGATTCCCAACGGCTCCCCAGAATCCACCAAGGCTTGCATACAGCGGATATGTCCGATCGTAGCCGCAAACCCGGTGGGGTACGCTGTATTGCGTGCGAAACAGGTGGCTCCGCGACGCACCACTTCGGGGTCGTTCTTCAACGGAGATTGGACCAACACAATATCTAGGTTCAGTGGCGCTGCTGCGGCTTTGAGACGTTCGCCGCGTCCAACGTCACAGTTCACGGCGTAGATGCGCATTTTTAAAGGATGTCGTCGAGCGTGTAGATTCTTGCTGGAGAAATTTTGTTGCGATGTATCATACAAGCAATATGGGTGGTGGTCTCTTACAGCTCGTCTCGTATGGTGCTCAGGACATCTACATCTCCGGCAACCCCCAGATCACGTTCTGGAAGGTGCTGTTCAAGCGTCACACGAACTTCGCGATGGAGTCCATTGAGGTGACGTTCAACGGACAGGCGGACTTCAACAAGCGTGTGACGGCGATCATCAACCGTAACGCGGACTTGATGTACCGCACGTACATCCAGGTGGTTCTGCCGGCGGTTCAGCTGGACGGCTCGAACAACAGCACGGTCTCCCGCTTCCGCTGGCTCAACTACATCGGTCACCGCATGGTGAAGACGGTCGAGCTCGAGGTGGGTGGTCAGCGCATCGACCGCCAGTACGGCGACTGGATGCAGATCTGGACCCAGCTGTCCCAGGATGCGGGCACGATCAAGGCGCTCGACGAGATGCTCGGCAACACGCACGACCTCGTCCTGATGAAGGACCGCAAGGGCTATGCGCTGGACGTCTCCTGCGCGGGCGCTGAGCTGACGAACTCCTGCGCCCCCCGCGCGGGCACGCCGGCGCGCACGCTGTACATCCCCCTCCAGTTCTGGTTCTGCCGCAACCCGGGTCTGGCGATCCCGCTGATCGCGCTCCAGTACCACGAGGTGCGCATCAACGTCGAGTTCGAGCAGTGGATCAACTGCTGCTACTACGAGACGACGACCACGGCGCCCACGGCGATCCAGTCGCTGACGGCTGCGTCGCTGTACATCGACTACATCTACCTGGACACGGAGGAGCGCCGCCGCTTCGCCCAGCAGACGCACGAGTACCTCATCGAGCAGCTGCAGTTCACGGGCGCCGAGTCGATCACGTCGTCGTCCAACAAGATCCAGCTGAACTTCAACCACCCGGTGAAGGAGCTGATCTGGGTGTGCCAGCGCGACTCGTTCGTGGACTGCACGCAGCCGCCCCCCTCGCACATCGCTGAGGTCAACGGCTGCCAGCCGTTCAACTACTCCGACGACTTCTCGACGGAGGGTGTGATCATGGACGTCCTCGCGCGCGGCTCGCTCGGCGGCGGTGCCTCGACCCTCAACGTGCCGACGACGGCGGATGGCACGTCGGGTCCCTACCTCCCGGGTCTCGGCATCCAGACGGGTCCCTCTCTGCTGGGCTCGTCGTGGCTCGACTCCAGCAGCGGCAACGACTCGGCGTACCTCTTCGAGGACACGACCAACTACCTGCTGGCGAAGGTCATCCTCGACTCCGGCACGCGCTGCTCTGGCAAGTGCCCGACTGAGGTCGCCAAGCTGCAGCTCAACGGACAGGACCGCTTCACGGAGCGCGAGGGACGCTACTTCACGTACGTGCAGCCCTACCAGCACCACACCCGCACGCCCCAGGCGCCGGGTATCTGCGTGTACTCCTTCGCGCTCAAGCCGGAGGAGCACCAGCCGTCGGGCAGCTGCAACTTCTCCCGTATCGACAAGGCGACGCTCCAGCTCACGGTGTCCGTGAACACGGTGCGCGCTGGACGCACGGCTCAGGTGCGCGTCTACGCCGTCAACTACAACGTGCTGCGCGTGATGTCCGGCATGGGCGGTCTGGCGTACAGCAACTAAATGCGAAAGCATACCACCAAAACCACAGTACAAAACCACAAATGTCTCCGAAAATCCGGGGTCATTTGTGGTGGCTCAGCTTGGTGTTCTTCAATAGGATGTCGCCGTCTACACCATTTCCAAAATCATGGATAAGTGTCCACGAGTCACCAAACAGTTGTAGTATTTCATCGCGTCGCAGTTGACTCTCGTATAACCCGGTAGCATATTCGGTAAAGACAAATCGTGTGCGCTTCAATGTCTCCGTAGCACCACCGAATACTAGATCCTCTGCTCCCTGTACGTCTGCCCAGATGAAATCAATCGTAGTGTCTTTGAGAGGTTCAAAATCGTCGAGCCGCACACAGTCAACGATGACATCCTCTTCAAACTTTACGTCGGGGCATCGTTCTCCTAAATGAGGAGTTGGTCTCTTCAAGGAGGATGAGCATGAATACGGATTCTCGCGGACAACCGCATCCGAATGATAATAGACGTACCCAGATGAAAGGTGAAAAATCTGCTGTCCGGTTGTGTTTGACAGCGCATACGGATAGAGTTCGCAGAGTCGGTCGACGCCATGATTGCGAAGAAAGGCAATGTTCCGCGGATCAGGTTCGAACGATACAATTCGCGCACCCGGGTGTGACGTCCTAAATATACGAGTATCGTCTCCGAAGTGGGCTCCTACTTCAACGAGAGTCTTGACATCTAGCGATCGGATGAATGAATGGATGTCCATGTCTATGTATGATACTGAATTAACCATACCCTTACGCAGCATTCACTTACACGCTCTTGTTTATATCCAGTATGTTCAACGGACAAGCGGAGCAAGACAGGTTCGTGACGAGTATTCTGAAACAGAAGGAGAATGGGTTCTTCCTCGAGATTGGGTCAAACCACCCAATCAACATCAACAACTCCTATCTCCTTGAAACGACGTACAACTGGAAGGGTATCATGGTTGAGTACGATCCTGCGCACTTGCCTGGGTATAAGGAGCACCGTCCGAAGAGTATCCACGTTATCCAGGACGCAACCACGATCGACTACAAGGCGTTGTTCCAGGCGAACAATGTCCCTCTTAACGTCGATTATCTCCAGATTGACCTTGAAGTAGACAACGGTTCAACGATCCAGACATTGGAGAAGCTGAACAACGAGGTACTTGATACGCATACGTTCGCAACGGTAACGTTTGAGCACGATATCTACCGCGGCGACTTCTTCAATACCCGGCTGCGTTCGAGGCAGATTTTTGCGGATAGGGGATACATGTGTGTGTTTATGGACATCCATAACGAGGAACTCAGATATGTCTACGAGGACTGGTACGTTCACCCAAGCCTAGTTGACATGAACTACGTAAATGCCCTGATGTCCAAGAATGCCGGGTTCTACGAGATGAGCCCGATTACGAATCATCCCTCGATTAACTGGCAGAAGATTGACTATCGGATAGGATGAGTGACGGGAAGAACCGGAGATACGTACACCCAATACCTTGACTGCGCCGAATGATCTCATCTGCAAAGTTCCATGCGAGAATTACCAGGAGCACCTTCTTTCCAGCATAGGACAGAAGGCGTTCGTGGCTCACAACCTCGATATTCGTTCCGGCTGTGTATTTACCTTGCTTCAACGTCGAGTCGTCGATGATACACTCGGGCGCATACGGGCTCGGCTTGGAATCGAACACATAGTTTAGGAACACATTTCCCTTCGCAGCCGCACCGTATCCGACGATCGAATACCCGTCCTCGACATACGTCTTCAAGAGCGCGAGACTTTCGTGTTTAAGTTTCTCGATCGTCCGCGTATACTGGGTGTAGAATGCATCGGTATACAACCCCCGCGTACTCTCGTCCGTCAGGCTAAGTAACTCGGATGTTTTGAGGACACCCTTCCGTATCTCGAATACATACGACGTGCCATGTATGGGAGTCTTGTATACGTTAACAACCGTACAGCCTGCATTCTTAGCTGCGGTTATCATCGAACGGACGGTGAAGAAGGACACGTGTTCGTGGTAGATCGTGTCGAACTCATTATTCGCATACATATTGGATTGCGACGTCTGAACTACCAACAGAGTGTCCGCATCCATCACCGATGCGCATGTTTGGAGAAACCCAACGGGGTTCGTCACATGTGCGACTACGTTTTCCGCAACGATAAGGTCGATGTGTACCCCATTGACGAGCGTAGTGGGCTCAACTCCCCAGAACTTGGGCTCAACTACGTGCCCATTCGCACGTGCTCGGGCAATCTGGTTTGTCGCCGGATCCACTCCGTATGTCTTCCACCCCAGAGCCTTGAACTCATCCAGCTGGTACCCGTCGTTGCACGCCAGTTCGAGAACTGTTCGGTCCTTCTTCTCAATCTTGCGAGTGTACGTCTCTGCGAACATCTTGAAGTAGTTGCGCAGAGTAGCCGACGTCCCGCTCTCGTAGATATAGTTGCGAAAGAGGACATCGCGGTCAACGAAGTGACTCAGCTGCGTGTGCGTACAGTGCGTACACCTGAATAGATGAAGCGGATACGTGTTCGCGACATCTGTCTTGTTCGTAAAATTGTTCGCGAGAGGCTGGTTGCCCAGATCAAGAACCGATTCCAACATGGTGTTGCGACATATCAGACATTTTGTATACCGACCGACTGGAGCCGCGATACGTTTCATAAACACATCCCTGTTCTGAACGTACTCTGCATGGATCGCATCCTTTGACCCCAAGAACGTATACCCAAACCGCCGTGTGAACTTCTCGCAGTTCATCTGGAACCCAGTGTCGTCCGACGTCGTGGTCGTAGTCACCTTTGACCGAGTCTTTTCCGCAACTGTCACACCGATGTCCCCGATCGTCGCATTGAACGAGCCGACATTGAACACGTCTGGAGACTGTATGGACTCTCGTGCGTTGAGAATACTGCGAATTGCATTGATCAAATCGGTGTACCATAGAATACACCGCCATGCGGTAAGATTACAGATCGAGACTTCCTTGTTCGCGAAGGCTGAATAATAGATCCCATTGTATATCAGCTCGGGGCGGACATTCGGCGACTGTCCGATTACGGTCCCCATGCGCAACCCAACTGTGCGCTTACCCACAGCCGCAACAGCCCGTTCGCGGGCTAGCATCACGGTCTCATAGTTCTGCAAACCCGCCTCACGGATCGGTTCGGATTCTGTCGTGATCGTTTGGTTGTAGTATAGCGATCCGGTGGATGCGTAGATACACAACTGACTGCTATCCATCGTTTCGACTAGTTTCACGATCTCACTGACGTTTGCGTCGTACAGGACTGGATAGTCCATCTTTTCGCATTCGGCTTTACGTGAGACACCTGCAAAGTACAGGATGACATCGAATCCCTTCACATCAACTGCGCTTGCCTTCGTTTGATGATGCGGTGGGTTCATGGCTGGATCGGCTATGTCGAAGCATGTGACTTCATGCTCCTTCAAGTCGTCGTATAGCATCGTCCCGATGTACCCATTTGACCCGATGATCGCGATCTTCATTGTCAGAGGACTGGTTTAGAATCCATGTATTGTAACGCTACGAGTAGTAGATCATTTTACGAGGGACACTCCTAGAGTTGTCAAACTTCGTAGTAAGACCCATACAGGCTGAATGGCACCATAAAGGCGCGTAGACATGCTTCGAATCACCAAAGAGAAGGGACATCAGTGAGAATGTACTTCTGGACAGGATGACAACATCGGATTTACACAGCAGATACAGGTCCAGACTTTCGTCTTGGTTCGAGATGACCCTGTATGGCAAATGGAGTGTTTCGCCGGGCGATGTCAGAAGAATGACCTCGTACCCCGGAAACGCTGCGTTAGCTGTCTTAATCACAACTCCGAGTTTGGCAATGCTGATCGGCGATTGTCTGTTCTCACACATCATATCCATGCATTCATCATACCGTTCTGAGTTGATCAAGTTCGCATACGCGTTGTTGCACACACGCCCATCATAATCCGGGAGTGACTGAACATCGTTACGACGGAGATGAACAAGGATTGTTCTGCGAGCGTTGAAGGGTACCCGGTAGTCTCTCTCCAGCGCATACCGAGAGAGCGATGCGCATACAGACTCTCGGAGGTGCGCATAGAAGTAGCTTACGAAGTCAGCCTTGACCGTTGCAAGTGTATGAACCATAAGCCGATACCACTCGTGTTGGGAAACCGGCGCACTCTCCTTTTCAACAGCAGTCCTATTATGAACTGCGATCCAGTCACACAGCGCCTTCATGAAAATACTGTCGTCGTACCGTGTGACGTCTCGTTCAATCGGAATGGAATGATGATGTGCATACATGATACTGGCTATGTGTGTCGAAAGGATGCCGCCTAACCGATCGCCCGTATCCACCAACCGTACTCCCATTTATACTACGCAGTCTTAGACTACGAAAATGACACACAGTATTTTGACAACCTCATACGAATGCTATGGAAAGGGCGCCCAGTTTATGCGGGAGAATCTGGAATCAGTCATTGCGCAGACCTATCGCCCACTCCAATGCATCGTTTCGGATCATAGCAAGGACCATGCGATCGAAGATATGATCAAAACGCTCGACCCGAAGGGTGTTGACATCGTGTACGTTCGGTATGCGGAGAATTATGGAAATGCCGGCGAGAACTGGAACAATGCTCTCAAATACGCGACCGGGAAGACCTTACAGTACAACTGTATGGACGAGCGCCTTGCCCATCCAGATGCGATTAAGAATGCCCTCGAATTCATGTATAGCAGGAATGCTCAGTGGATCGCGGTTGCACAGATCACGGAGCCGGCGAACACTCTTTACATTCCCTATTGGAATCCGTGGATGATCGGTATGAACACACTGTCGGGTCCGACAGCAGTGATCATCCGTGACACTCTCAAGCACATCACGCTTGATCCCCAGTTTTTCTGGTTCATCGACACAGAGTGGTATTACCGGCTTTGGGTTGAAGCCGGAGAGCCGGTTATTTTTGACCAAGTCACGTACATTGGTCGA